TGCCCATTAATTGATCTTTGTCTGGATAACTACGGAAGTAACTAGCACCTTTTTCGTCTTTAATTTTTTGTAATTCTTCTAAAAACTTTTTATTATACTCTTCACCAAAATGTGCTTTAGCAAAATCTAAATCTTCATTTTGTTTTTCGTAATGTGCTTGATCTTCATCATTAAGAACTGCATCTTCTTCACTTACTTGTCTTTCAACATCTGCTTTGGCTTTTTCTTCAGCCATTTCTGATTCAATTCTTCTAGGATCTTTTACATTATATGCAAGTACTCTTTCATGATCTAGACCCAAATTTACTGCACACCATACCTCTAATATTCTTTCATTGACAGGGTATTTAAGGATTACATCTGTACTACATACTTCTGATGTACATTGTGTTCCTTTAACTCTGTAAAACTCCATTGGGTTTTCTTCAATAGGTGTTCTTTTAAAAGGTGTTGCACTAACTAGATTATATTTTGCTAGACATTTTTCTAACATATCCATATGTTCAGAACCACAATCAGCGGCAAATTTAATTCTGTAGCCGTGTTCTTTGTTTAATGACTCTGCTATATAATTTTTAAGTTCCATATTAATAACTCCGTTATAACACTTATTTATCATTTTGTTTCATTTTTTAATAAATAAAAATATGCAAACAAAAGATATTAAAGTAAAAGAAGTAGGAATACCTACTGAAGGGCAGTACACATTAGATAATTTTGGTAATTTAGTAGTTTATAAAGATGGAAAATGGATAGATACCAGTAAATTAACTGTCTCCACCTCCGCCTTTTATAATTTTGAGTAAATCATTTCTATCAAAAACCGTTGCTTGAACAGTTTCTTCGTTAGCACCTTTGTCACTAAATTTATCTATTCTTGCTTTTTTAAGCATTAAATCAATTTGTTGTAACTTGGCTTTTGTTTTGGCATCACTGGCATCTAAGGCTATCTTTAACATATTACTTGCTTCTGCAAATACTTTACCAGCCGCCATATCACTAACATTCATCCCCAAATCCATTAATTGTTGATAACTGTTTATTGCCTTTTTGGCAATATCATTCATTTCTACTTCGTGATCTTCTAAACCTTTTATTTCTTTGAATGCTAAATTTATTTTTTCGCTAACAGTTAAAGCATCATGTACTTCCTCTATTGCTTCTTTACTTTCCTCTACAGTAGGTACAATTTCCGTAACTTCTTCTATAGGGGGTAAATTAAATTCCTCTTCAAGTTTCTTTGTCATATCAGTATTTATTATTTGCGTTTTTTAGCAACACGTTTTTTAGCCTTACGAGGTTTGTTATTTCTGAAAATTTGATCTTCATTTATAACTTTAAAACGTATTCCTTTACGAGAACACCACTCTTGTGCGGCTGTCCACTTGGCGGCGTTTATGGCTGTTTGAACTTTTTGTCCTGTGCTTCTAGCATTTTCTAATGTTGTCTGATTAGCAGGTTTTATTTCAATAAGTTCTACATGTTGTTTGCCGTCTTTGTCAGTATATTGTACCATAAAATCAGGAAAGTAATTATGGTATTTTCCATCAACAGGGCTTCTGTAAGGAATTTTTACATTCTCACTTGCCCATTTTGAAATGTTAGGATGGTTATCACACATTCTCATAAATGCTAATTCCCAACTGCTTCTATAAGTAGGTGATTTTACTCCTACATATTTAGATGCATTTAAAACTTCATATTTTCCTGATGCGAATTTTGTTGCCATATTACTATTTATGGCTGAATGAGGTTGGATATTTTGCTACGTGAGTTTAATGTTGGTGTTTTTAGATCTATTTTATTACCTGCAGGCCTATATGAATTTATAGCCGCATAGGCATCTACTGTTAATTTTAAACTATTTTGGTTCATTTCAAAATATTCTGTAGGATGTAAATTTTGTACCTCAGCAACCTTTATTAAAACTCTTGCCATCGCTAATGCATTTTTCTTTTTAAATCCTATTCCCTGTAACTTAGTTTCTATTACAGAAAGTGTACTAGGATCTATAGGAGCATCTTTAGGAGCGGCAATTTCGGATAGTATTTCAGAACTTGCTTCGGGTAAAGGAAATTTTACACTTGCATTATCAATATATGCAATTAAAGTACTCTGAACAACTTTATATGATACTTCTCCACCAAATGTGTTATACATTGATGTAGACATTATTCTGAACCTCTAGTTGGGGCACTTGATACATTTGATGTCTTTTTAAGTAATTCTCTTTCTACTACTGATAATGAATAGTTTTTAACTGCGTCTCCAACATCATTACCTGTTAGTTTTGCCATTATTGCTGTGCTTAACAATGACTTACCTATAGATTCGTTTGGATTTTGTGAGAAAGGAAGATCTATTTGATCATAAGTTCCTTTAGTAGGTACTGTACCTTTTGTACCGTTTTCTTTATTTGTTTCTTCTGCTTTAGCCGTATCATCTTCTTTTTTAGGTGTTTCTGAATCATCTGATGTTTGCTGTACTTGTGGTTGTGCTGTCCTACCTCTTGTACCGAAATAAGCATCACTATTACCAAGGAATTGCATATCTGTACCATCGTCTAATAATCCTATTGGTTTAACTAATACTTCATCACTAGCAAAGTTAAGTCCAACAACGTTCTCAAATCTATCTAAATCAACACCTGATAAATCAAAGTTAGCAATATCATATGTTGTAAAGTTTTCGTAGTCACATGTAATAGTAAATTCAACAAATTCATTACTTGAATAATCCAAATCTCCAAAATCAAAACTGTTTATAAGAGGTCCAGTCATACTGTATTGTACACCTTTACCTCCATGGTACATAATTATATCTATACGTTCAAAAAATTGTTTTGTTCGTTGTAAATTTAAACCTGCTTCTCCACTTTTAAAATTGTCCATACCAAATCCACCTTTTGTATTTTCAATTTTAGCCTCTGTATTTAATTTTACATCTCTATCACCCTCTGCATTTCTATTGCGTGGGTTCATATATAGATATGAGAAATATCTCATTAATACTTGTAGCCATTCATTGTTAAGTGTATCAAATACAGAAATTTCAATAGGTGAATATTCAACACCAGTTGAAATTATTTTTTTCTTGTTGTATTGATTTTTAACAATGTTCTTGAATGATACAGAAGGCAATTTTGCTCTTCTAACCAAACTAGATATGTTGGTTTTGAATGTATGATTTTCCATATCTAGAAAAGACGCCAACTCTCTGTTAAAAACAAAGTTCACGTATCCTTCAAATTTGATACGTGGTGGATTGACGTCAGGTCTAAATCTGTAATTGTTACGGAAGTCTCTGGCGTAGAACTTGTCTTTAGTGTTTTTACCTAAAAATTTCAGAAATTCCATACCAGAGCCACCTCAAGTTAAGCCGTTAAACTCCGATTGTTGTACCGGCGTCTACTGTTTCAGGGAATGGGTTTCCTGCTACTGTTCTACCGTTGATATCGTTATCACCTTCATAGTGTGTTGCGTTATCATAACGTACTTGCATAGTAACTGTTACTTGCTCGTTTGTAGCATAGTCGCCATCACTGTAGTCGACGTTTGTTAAAAAACATCCTTCAAGGAACCAAACCTCTGTAGCACCTGCATTAACACCATCTAATACTTCAATTTGCATGTCAAATTTGTAATCTGAACCTGCGGCTGGAGTAGTTTGTTGGAAGTGGTTTACCTGTCTTTGGACCTGTGAACCTACTGACTTGGCTACTTGGTTAGTTATGTCGTCCCTTACTGTTACAGTAATTTGTTCCCAAGCATGTTTACCTTGTAGGTAACTTCTCGAGTTATAACTATCAATTATTATTTCTTCATAAGTAATTTTAGGTCTAGTAACGTTTTGTACGTTTTGAGTCAATATTTTTGCCTCTGGTGAACCACCAAAGTTGTTTAAAAAACTAACCCTAAATCTATACTTCAGTTTCGGCATTAAAATACCGGAACCAGTTGCACCCGTTACCGGAACTCCAAACTTACTTTTGGTTTCGTTTGTTGCACTTGATACTGCCATATTGTTCTCCTAGAACTAAATTATATGCAAATATTTATCATTTCTAGCAGAAAATAATTAACAAGTGTTTTAATTTAACCACAAAAAAAGGGCAATTAAATGCCCTTTTAATGCTAAAAAGTGCTATGCTGACTCTTTAATTCTGTTTACGGCAATGTCTGAGTTGCTGATAATATCAGTAATATCACTAAAACCAAAGCCTTCAACAATAAAGTATCTAGTTTGTTTTACAATATCAGCAACTTCCATTACTTCATATCCAACTTGTGGAACTTCTGCAATAATGTCACCAACTGAAAGAGAATGCATATCTCTGTATTCAATAGTTTTACCTTCTCTTACAAATGATTTCATATTGTAACCTGATACATGATTTTCAAATACAACATCTTCTCCTGTATCTTCATCTAGGTATTGCTGATTAAGAATAGCAAATACTTCATCTTTGCTTTTAATAGTGTAGTCCATATCACCATTTGCAAGTCCATTATACCTGCCATCTACTTCACATACTTTGGTATATTCTGCAAAGTATTCAGGTAAAAATTTAATTTTTCTATCTTCGCTTCTACTATGCATAGTATTCATTTTTGCATTGTAAGAAGGATATTTTTCAGCGGCACCAGTGTGTCCTCTGTCGTTTGAATTAACGTAATTGTGAACCTCGTCACTAATTCTGATTTGATAAATGTCGTATTGCATAAAAACTCCTACCTTTTTATTTAATTTATACAACTATTATAGCAAATATATTGATATTGTCAAGCCTTTAATCATAAAAAAAGGGCAGTAAAAACTGCCCTTTTAAATTAAGTTTAATAACTTATGCTGTTGAGCCCAAAGTATTTTGGATTCTGATCGGTATGTAAATAAACTCTACTGCTTTCACTGGTTGTACAGCGATGTCAATGTATAGTTCGTTTCTGTCGATTCTAGCCGCCGTGTTATTTGTTGTATCACAAACTGTGACAAAATCAAATAGTCCACGTTGTTGTACTAACTGAGCTAGTAATCTGTCTACAACCACTTTAGCATTTGCTCTTGTTACTTCGTCATTTGGTTCAAACAAGAATGGTTTAACTGCATCATCAAGTTGTTCTCTGATGTAAATTACCAATCTTGAAACATTAATTCTATCTAATGCACTAGATACTGAATTAAGTGTTTTCTGTCCAAATACTGCAATTCCTCTTCCAGGGAAGTTTCCAATTGGGTTAATTTTATTACTGTAAAGGCTATCTCTTTGTCCTTCACTTAAACTAACTGGAGTAAACTCGCCTGTTGTTGCATTAAGATATCCTGTTGAGGTTGCGTTATTAACAACACCTCTTTGGAAACCTGCTGGTGCAAACCATGGGAAAGCAACTGAGTCGTTAAATGCAATAGTTCTCAATGCCATATGTGATGCAGGAACCATAACTGATGTACCGTCTAGGTTTGTTGATAAACCATGTGGGTAGTAAACAGCCGCCTGTGAAGATGCACTAATAAGTCCGTCTTCTCCGTTCTCTGATGCATTATTGGCATTTGTTGCCCAGTTTTGTGTGCTTGTAGCATCTGCTGACAATCTCATTGGAGCGTCTGCAACACAAAATACTGTATCTTTTCTATTTACACTTAAAGCCAACATCTCA